CCAATATGCCAGAGATAACATGTCATGATCGGGATTTCAAATTTAAAGGTAGGTCCGCTAAAGTTAAAGAACTAATGGACGGACAACTTTGGGGATTTGAGGATTCCAGTGGCAGAGTTGATCTGGGATGGACGAGGGATGACATTGATGAAATGATTGATCTCTATCAACGTGGTAATCCAAAAGACCAACATATGATAGAGCAAATGATGGACCCTGATACAACACTTCTCCCGCCAAAGCAAAGGAAACGGTTGGTTCGTGGACTCGGTTATGAAGACGAGTGTGCGTTGCCGGAAACCGTAGCTCATCCTGAGCAGCAGGAGTTAAACGGAGTCATTAGGTATCCAAAGGAGAGGCCAGTCCATTGTGGCGGCGTCCCGGCGGAGAACCCAGAGGTAGTTGCGTACTTCGGTCAATACGAAAGCAAATTAACTGACATGGGTTATGATTCTGAAAAATATGCCTATCCCATCATAAATGCGGAAACAGAAGCGATTTCGGTAGTTAAACACTTGGAATTGTATCATCAGCGCGTGCAGTCTGTTATTAAACCACCAACTGAAAGTGAAATGACAAAAGTTGTCATGATACTGTCGGAAATGATGGAAAATAACAAATACGAGCCCGACCCTGATTACAAGTCCATGTCTAACATTATCGACATTATTGATTCATCTGCGGTTAGAGATTCAAAGAGTCCTGGCCACCCTTACCAAGCTAATGGCCTAGCCACCAACGAAAGTGTTATTAATAAATACACCAAGCAAGGGTTAGCCCAACTTGTACTAAAGGAGTGGAACTCTTCTGATGATCTTTTTCTGAAGATGTTCATTAAAGCCGAGCCGAATAAGAGAGAGAAACTCGATCAAGGATTGATGCGAGTAGTGTCAGGTCTCCCTCTACATGAGATGATTAAGCATAATGCTATTTTTGGCAATTTTGCAACATCTCTAGTGGATAATTGGAAGAAATCCCCAATTAAATTTGCTTTTAACCCGCAACGACCAGGTGACATTAAACACATGGCCGAAAATTTCCCAAGAACGGTAACGGACAGTGATAAACCTGCCTGGGATTTTAATTTTCTTATGTGGATATACGAAATTTGTTATCGTGTGACACAAGAATTAGCAGTGCAACCCGCGGATATGTCCGATGAGGATTTTCAAGAGTTTCTTGAAGATATCAAAACGTCAGTCTTGCGAGTTGCGTGTGATTCTAAATATCGCTGTACCAATGGTGAGGTATTTGCACCAATGGTTCCTGGAGTAATGAAAAGCGGTTTCTTTATGACGATCGCTTTCAATAGTATGGGACAAGTAGCTTTGCACATTCTTACGATGTTACGAATGGGACGCTCTCGAGAAGAAATTCTCAGCAAAGAGTTCAATATAGTAGCAGGCGGAGATGATGTGATGCAAACTTTCCCTACAAATTTTTCTATTGAAAAGTACCAACAAGAGATGCGGGACTTAGGTTTTAATGTCACTGACTTTAAAACTCATCCACAATTCGACGGTTGCGAATTTTTCTCCAATACGTTCCATAAACGTGATGGAGCGTGGACATACACGCCCACTCGTTTCACCAAACATATAGCACATCTCAAACACACAAAGATTGAGTTTTTGGCATCAGCATTGAGTTGTCATATGCTCAACCATGTTTGGGATGAAAGAAAATTTTCGTTCTTTGATAAAATGTTTCGAGACTTTAGGAAGAAATATCCTGAACATTTCCCCATGAACCTGCTTAAGAAGCGTCGAGCTCTTGAGTGGAAAGTTCTGGGTCTCGAAAGCTGTTAAACACAGCAACTACGTCCTGAGGAGACGTTAAACCCTCATGTTTATATATATTACATATATGAGTTTGTTGCATTTAATTTTATTTACATGTTAACGGCAGGAGGTAGGCGCAAATGTTTCTACAAGATTTACGCAATTCTATCGATAATTACGGCGATGAGTGGTATATGCCATACTTTGATGGGTATACTGGGCCCTATTACTCGGCTGGTAAGATCCAGGGTTCGACGACCAAGAACCCGGTTCAACCCCGAGGCAGATTGGGCCACTTATCCCGTGAGCATGACTTTCGTTATGCCACGGCTAATAGCTGTGATGATCTTGATAGAGCTGATCAGATTTATTACGAAAAATCGCGAGGAATGAGTTTGATCCCTAGGTCGATTGGAGCTATTCCCTTATATGCGAACGCACCAGCACGCAAAATTGCGCGCATGATGGGTTCTACGTGTAAGGGTTCTGAAGCACACTTGGCGGGGAGCAAAACCAACGAAATTTCAATGAATCGGTCTAATCTTCGAAGGGTTATCGGGGGGCCAGTACAGCCATCTGGTGTACCGGACCCGCCCAAGAACAATCGAGATACGCAACCTTCCGTTGTAACCAGTCAACCCAATTCGGGCTATGATCGGTGGAAAAACACTGATCCACGGGTTCCAAAGGAAGAGCCTCTTCCCACAGTGCAAGCTATGGGCACATCTAAGAATACGCCCTTGCCAGTTTTAAGTGGACAAAGTGTTGACTCAAATCCAACGAGTCGCGCTTTTGTTTACATTGGAAACTATATGCAAGGCCGGTCTTTGGTCCGAGCTTGCGCTGAGAAAGGCAAATCTTTGAGAAACGTTTTTGCGTTTACCTCAAAGCCTAAGAAAAATAAAAATAAAAATAAATCTGTATTTGGATTTAAAAGAAATAAAGTGTACATGTGTTAAAATGCATTACGGTTGGTTTGGGAGCAAAATATGGTTAAAATGAATAAACAGAAAAAGTTGAGCGTTAAACGTACGCAACGTCCGAAAAGAGTGAACTTTGGACCGGTGTCAACAATAAACACCGCTCCAGTCGCAATCGGAAACAGCGTCCGAGGATCGAAACCTGTCGTCACCAACTCAGCAAATGGCTGCCGCGTAGTCGGTAGGGATTTCGCGTTTGAAGCGAAAGCTACTGTAGCAGCAGCTAATGGCTGGAGTTTGGTTGGCGGCATGCCGATCACTCCAGCGGTGTTAACTACAAGTTCGTTGCGCAGTTACGCTCAATTATTCTCGAATTTCAAGATTAATTCGCTTGTTGTTCATTATATAACCAGCTCACCAACGAGTCAGGCAGGTGATATCATGTTTTACTATGAAAGG